CCACCGTCACTACCCCATCTATTAAGTGTATATTGTTTGTCGGCAAAAAAAGTTGTATCAATTAAAAAGTCAGGACTATCAGGAACTGCGAGGTCTTGTTGTACTATTTCATAAGTTATTGGAGGCGTAGCAGGATTTGGGGATTTAGCATATGGGACTAAATTCCTCGTCATAAGTTTTTTCCTAAACCCTTCGGTACTGATATAATCTAATGGACTACCCATCTATACTCTTTACTAATAAATAGGTTAATGTGTTTTTTTTATAGGACATTTATCGTTGTCTTTCTAATTCTTTAGCTTTTTGGTTGTAATAATTGTAAACCATTTTTTTGAATTCTTCTGTTTGGAAGAAAGTCTTGAAGTATTGTTCACTTATACCAGCAGGTGTTTCTACCTTTATTGTAAGTGTACCACCTAAATCAACTTTGGAGTTAACTTGTTTAGTTGTTTCAAGTTGTTGTGATTCAGTTGCTTGTTTGAGTTTTCCAAAAATTGACGATGTGGTTGTAGTAACAGGTTCACTTTTTGTTGTTGTCTTTGATTTTGTTGGTGTGATAGGTTCTGTACCTGTAATTTTCATTAAACCACCTGACATATCTTTGAAGATTTTTTCAACCAAGCTTGACCCTGTAATATTTTTATTAGATTCCGCCAAAATATTTTTCATAGCTTCAACCCCATCTTTACCCATGCTGATTGCACCTTGTTTAATTTCTTCTTGAAGAGCCTTTACTTTATTTTCAAAATCATTTGAACTTATTTGTCCTGTTTCTTTGTCTCTAAAAGTTTCTGCCAATTTTGCAACAGTGTCGTTAATTTTTTCACTTATTTTTCTACTTTCAGGAATAGTAGCATCCATTGCCTTTCCGACAGCATCAATTACTCTTTCCGCACCACCAATATTACTTCTGATTATATCGCTACCGGCTATACCATATGTTGCTCTTGAAACACTACCTTTTACAAGTGCTTCAATTCTTGTTGTTACATCTAATTGACTTCTTTGAATATCCTCTAAAGTTTTTGGGGCTTTTGCCTGTTGTTCTCTCATTTTATCAAATTCTTCTTGAGTAACATCAGTTAATTTTTTAGTTTCAACTATTCCACCTTGGTCATCTTTTATTTGAACAACGTATTCTCCACCTTCCATAGTCGCCATGTTAGCAAGAAGTTGTTTATCTTCTTCGTTTTTGAAATTCAACGATGGACTAATTTTTGAAACTCTTTTATCTAATTCCGCTGCGGCTAATGCAGATTTTGATAAAGAACCAGCAGCTAATCCCGCTTCTTCTTCCATTTGTCTCAAAGTTAAAACACCTTGTGGATTGATTTTGAAAGATTGGGTTTCTTCATCAAAATAAGTAAACTCTTGTCCTAATCTAGCCAAACTATTTTGTAAACCTGTTGGGTCATTGATAGATTGATTCATCAATGCAAATGGGTCTGTTAAGTTACCCGCAGCAACTCCAAGTCTCTGAAACGCAGCTGCCATGTTAATTGCATTTTCAGGAGTTAACATTCTATTGGTAAAACTAAATGTTTGAGACATATCAAATCTCAACATTGACGCTTGAGCCGCCATTTTAGCAAGACCTTGAACCCCACCTTCAAATTGGTATCGGTTCATTTGTTCCATATTGGCAACAACTTCTTTTGTAACCGCCTTTGTGTTTCCTCCTACACTTTGAATGTATGCAATTGATTTTTCTAAATTAACACCAATTTGTGAAGTCTCATATCCAGCATTTGCAAAATTTTCAACTAAAGTTTTGGAATCTTCAGTAAGTATTTTGGACGCGGCATATAATTTACCAACTTGTTCTTCTGTCGCAATAACGTTCCTTCTTGAACCTTCGGCAACATCTTTCATTACCTCAGCGAGGTTGTTTACATTACCACCTAAACCAATGACTCTAGCAGCCGCCTTTGAAGCCGCATCCATCATCTCGTCCATTCGAACTCTGCCACCGATGAACGCCTCATTTAACTTATGTGCGGTATCATACATACCGAGCATAGCTTCTTCTACTCGTCCAATAGGGTCTAAAAGTCCTTTGACTGTTTTACTCAGGTCTTCTAACCTCGATTTTTTTGCTTCATCATCTGCTGCCATGACGTTTTGTTATTTATATATAAATAGAAGAAGGACTAATTTTTTAGTCCTTCTTATTATCTTCCAACCATTTATTGAGTAAATATTTTCGAACAAATATTGGCATTCTTTCGAAATCTTGATATGAAATTTTCATAAAATTGTTCAGATAGTAAAATTCATCTATCTGACTTTTCCTATAATCAGAAGAAAGGACGAAAAAAGTCCACCCCAAACCCAACATTAACTGTTAGTTTTTCTCCTGAAGGGGCCATTAAAGTTTTTCTCATATCCAATCTTGGTTCATTTTCATCCATAAAACTTCTGATAAATTTTGAATCAGCGATTGGCATTGATTCAACAAATTTAGAAATTGCCGCTTTGTCAGTTGAACCATCAATTTCAATAATTTCTTTTTGTAATCTCCATGTAATTTTTGGAACAACTCTACCTTGAGGATATGAATCACCCATTCTAGATATTTCCATAATTTCACCGTAAGAAAGAGGTTTGATTTTAACGGTTGATTGTGATTTTGGTAAATTGATGATAAAAGTTCCATCTTCATTTGGTTGTTGACCATTTATGATAGATAGTTGGTCTAACAAAACAGTTGCTTGGAATTGTTTTTTTGTTGCAGGGTCTGTTAAGCTCATCGTTAAATCAGGACCAAACGCAGTATTTCTTAAAAATATTAAAATAGCTTCAACATCACCTTCAATTAAATCTTCAACTTTAACATCTGGTTCATAAATTTTAGCTCTCAATAAACTGAGTGTAACGTCAGAACCACCACCCATCAAAATATTTTCATCTGATGCAGTTAGATATCCAACTTTGACTGATTTCTTTTTATTTTTGTAAAATATACCTTGAGAAGGTAATGGTACCACATCGTGTGGTAATGTAAAATTTTGTTGACCGTAGTCGATTGTTTGATTGTCCATATAAAAAAATTAACCGTAAAGTTTATGCTCTACGGTTAAATATAAATTGTAAGTAAAATTTGTAAATAATATTAGTAAACTAATACACATCTATCCATTCTCAACGTAGCTGTGATTGTTGCTAACCCGTCCGTTTTGTAATCTAACTGGTTAAAGTTAACATCTGATAAGAATGTTCCATAAAGAATCCATTTTTCAACAACAACTCCTGTTGGGTCCAACATTTCAAGGTCAACATTCTTTTTGTAACCTGCAGCATAACCCATACGACCTGTTACTGACTCAGCACATAAACGAATCCATTCCATGACAGCTTGAGAAGCAGAAGGACCAATAGGGTCACGGAAAGTTACAGGAAGTTCACCCCAAGTAAATCTACCAGCAACATATGTTGAGGTGTTCAAAAACTGAATCTCTGTAGCAGCAATAGTGAGTTTTGGTCTTGATGTTGTTTCAACATACCACTCGTTGATACCAAGTGATGACGGAAATCGTAAAATCCATCGGTTCTCCCTTTTTGGCTCGTAGGGAATCGGCATTTTCATTAACAAATCAGCCATGTTTTAATTTTTTTTGTTTTTGTTTTATTTTTATTATAAATATTAAGTTTTGAAAAATTTTCTATTTACTTCAAATTATTTTCGTACTATATATTAACTAGTCCGGTTAATTTAGTATCTAGTTTTTTTTCCTCCCCCTGTATGATAAATATCTAATCCACTTTCTTTATTAAAATGTTTTTTCATTGTTTCTACATTTTTTAAGTCGTCGTCAGAAAAACCTATATATGGTGTAAAATAATTACTAATTTTATTTTTCATATAAGCCTTTTCTTGTAACCTCTGAGAAAGGTTTCTAACGTATTCCATAAACTGTTTCATTGCGCTCACTTTTAATTCTTCAGGATTTGCGGCAGATCCTTCTCCGAAACTTACAGGGTGATATTTACACATTTCTAAGTAAGTCCGTAAGAGTTCGTCATCTGAAAGATCCTCTTCATCGGAAATGTCTCTATACTTTCTAAGATTTTTTACAATTTCATCTTTATTTAATCCATGTTTGTTTTTAATTATCAAGTTATAAACTGCATTTTTAAGAATACTAGGGGTGTGACCTCTTGCTGTAATTATCGCAAATATCGAACCGTTGTTAACTGCCTCTACAAAGTCATCCCATGCCGGACCTGTCGGTGCTGACATTGAGTCGGTCAGAAATTTTTTATCACCCGTAACTTTGAAATCCCTAAAAGCATCGTCATCATAACCAACAATTGTGTGACCTTCATACTCAAATGGTTCTTTTCCTATTTCACTCCGGTATTCTGCAAAATCTTCTGTGGACATACCAACACTATTTCCATCATCGTCCTTCAAATAAATTTTGGTTGGCATATACATCAAATTATCATCCCAATCGAATGCATAATACTTCATTGTAGGTTTTAATTGGTCTTGAATAATTTCGGAAATTATTTCTTTAACTATTTTTTTGTGATACATAATAATAAATATCTTACTAATAAAAAAAGGGAAACCGATGTCCCCCTTTCTTTTTTTGGATTATAAGCCACATTAAATATTCTCAAACGATGCACCTGTTGGGGTGATGTAGAATGTAATGTCAATAAACTCGAGAGATCTTGTTGGTTTAATATAGATTTTACCTGTCATTTGATTTCTATCTATATCCTCAGGACTTGATGATACCGTTACTCGGAAGTCATATAAACCTCGGTCTCTTCTAATTGAATCTAAAATTGGGTTAACTGCATTTAAGAAGTCTTGTCTTACTTGTGCGTCATTTTGTTCAAATAATAGTCTTACTGAAACTGCTGAAATCAATTTACGTGCCTGTAATAACAATCTTCTTACGTTAATTCTATCGAGTGCCGACTCTCTTACTTGTAGAGTTTTATTACCCCAAATTACAGTTCCTACATCTGAGAAAGTTGCAATTGGGTTAATTCTACCAACATAAAGAATATCTCTATCCTCTTGTGTCAACTTTTTACGAGCCTTAATACAGTTAACGATACCACGAGTGTAACCCGCCGCCGCGAACCAAGGGAATGCAATGTTATCTGTCAACGCTAAGTTTCTTGTTACCTCAGCTGTCGGTGGGATATAGATTTGTGTATTATTAACACTATCTCTTGTTAATACCCACGGATAGTAAGTACAAGTGTAGTTAGAGTCGATACCTGTGTTTTCTAAGTTATCAACCGCTTCAGTTGGGTAAATAAATAAATCTAATCCTGTTGTTGTTGGTACATACATATCATAATCAGGTGTTGTACAAACGTACAATGAATCAGCTCTGTTGAACTCAATCATGTTTACTGCGTCCTCAACCAAATTACTATTGTTTACATAGTCTATACCCGGTGTAACAAATACATTGATGTTTGTTGCTTCAGGGTTTGCGAAAGTTTGTTGACCTAACAAATAAGCGTAGTAGTCGGTGTTTGCAAAATCTTGCGTACCATCACCCAAAGAAATTTCTTTGAATGCTCCCCAACCAACCGCATTCGGGTATCTAGTTGAAGGACAAGCTCCGTTTAGGAAACCTTGTCTACCTATGACAAATCTATCTTCATTAGTTCTCCACTCTCTATAAATGTCCCACCCGTCAAAACCACCTTGAACTAATAAAGTGAATTTTCGTGCATATAATCTATAATATGCGTTTAATGGTGATTCAGGATCTGTTAAGAATGGTGAATTACCACAAACAAATCTTGGGTCACCAGCGGTAGAAAACTCAGGACCAATTGTTAGACCACTGGCATTTACGTCCATGTGGAATCCGGCCGACCTATAGTTCCAATCTACTGAATCGATATCACAACTATTGATTGGGTTTCGTTTACCTACGTATTCGAAATATGAGGGATCCCAACCATATGTATTTGAGATACCTAAATAAGTTCTTCTTACGTTATCACCTGAACTTAACGTTGTGTTAATTGCTCCTGAAGAAAGTGCGAAAGGAGGATTCCAAACAACCTCACCAGGATAGTCATATTTCCCTTTGATAATTGGGAAAGGTGATTGTGCTCCTGAATATAATCTGAAGTTGAATCCATTAAATCCACAAGGTAAAGAATCAAATGGTGCGTCTTCAGCCATTTCGACCATAACGTATTTTGAATTCAAAGCGTATTCACCGTCTAAAGTTCCAATTTTGTTTGCCACAAAGTTGTTCTGACCTGGATCCATACCACAATTTGTAAATTTCTCAAGAACTACAGGATTAGCATCTGTGTCAAAATAATCACGAATTAATATGTCAAACGTTAAATTACTGTAAGTTTGATTGATAATTGATATTTTAACAAGTGTGTTTGCTGCATCACCATCAGAAATTGTGTAGAATCTGAATAAATCATAAACTTTATTACCTCTCAATTCAGAAACAACATAAGGAGAAACTGGTGTCTGCCACCTGTCAAGATACCATCCAATAGAATTTGGATCACCACTTTGAGCTGAATTCAAATCAACTAAGTTAGGATTCAAACCTTTGATGTAACCTTTACGCCAAGAGTAGTTCAACCATGATTGGAAATTTTCTTCTGCAAAGACGGGTACTTCGATTCTTGGTTTTTGGAAGTTTGTAACTCCAAATACTTTCGTCCAATATTCAGGATCATTCTGAGAAAATGAAGTTTCAAAATTGTATGCCGTACCAAATCTATCTACAACATTCACACCGAAAGTTGCAAACGGATTTGTAAGAACTGTTGAGTATTGTCCACTCATGTTAAGAGTTACGTTAGATGTGCCTGTAACTGAATATGTTGGGTTAGTTGCGTTTGTATACGTAGCAACTCCACGAGACCTTAAAGTTCCAACAACAACGTTGTCGTAATTGGAATAAGAAGTACCTGTGTAAAAATACAACTTACCAACTAAAGTACCCATATAACATAAAGTTGGAGGTACGGTTGTGGTCGTGGTTGTTGTAGAAGGAACTGGAGTTACACAAGGACTTGTTGTGGTTGTTGTAGTCGAAGGTGGAATTGTTGTAGTTGTTGAAACAGGAATCAGACTTAAGTCCGATACATAGTTAAAGAAAGAAAACCCAGAGTAATGGAAGTTTCCTGTATTGTCAAACTGAGCATAATACCATGCATCATTTGTAGGTGATAATAAATCTGTTTGATCTAAAGAAACTGAAGGGACTTGGAAAACATTAGTAGCTGCAGTCCATCCTAAATTTGTAAGGGAATCATAATCTGAAGTAACAACAGAACCAAAGTAATAAACATTTTCGTCTTCAGCCACAAATGGATTAGGTGCAGTTATCACATCGAATATCAAATCTCTTACTTGTTGGTCTAGTGTTGAAGTACTTCCATCGTACTGCTCGAATTGATTATATAACACTGATTGGATTGGGTCTGGAAAGTCGTTACCATAAACAATTGTTCCACTATCATTGGTACAACCTGTAAAATCAACATAAAACAAAAGTTCTTTAGGATCCGCACAAATGTACTCACAAGTATTAACGTCTTGAACAGCACTGAAACAATAAATTCCTACAGTTGATGGATCAACGTTAGCGACAGTTGTTACAGACCAAGATGGTCCTGCGTCGTATCCTGATAAACCTAATATTCTAGTTACAAATAATTGATTTGATTGTTGTAAATATGCTTTAGCAATGTAAGATGCTTCATATTTAGGTATTTGTGTATTAACAAACTTTTCAGGTGATGTACCACCAAAAACTGTTTGATATTCATCAAAGTTTGTTATAAAAATTGGTTCGAATGCTGGACCTATCAGTGTTTCACCTACAATACCCAACGTTGTAACCCCAACGCTTTGTGCCACAAAACTCAAATCTACTTCTGAAGTATATACACCTGGAGATACAAAAACTTTACTATTAGTAGCCATAGTTATTTTTCTATATTTAATTAATTTATTTTTCTTATAAATATTACAACTTTGGGTAAAAACTTTACTCCATAAAAAGTATTTATATTTTGGTAAGATTTTATTCTGCCTTTTTTCTACCCATGTCTAAAGAAGTCAAAAAAATTAAAAACTTAAAGATTGATATTAATGTTCACAGAACTCTAAAATCTTATTGCGATAAAAGAGGAATAAAAATGTATAAGTTTTTAGAAAATTTGATTCTCGAAAAGTGTGTTGAAAAAAAAGATATTTACGGGGAAAATTAAATGAGTTTTTGTGTAAAAACTAATTTAGACGAATCGTTTATGGACACAGGGGAAATAGTTATTTTAACAGTATCTCCATTATTGATTTGTATTGTTGTTACTTTGTCTCCATAATATTGATCATTTATATAAACAGAGTAATCCCCTATATTTTTAGACTCTTCGAAATATAAATTACAAGTATATTCAAAAAAGAATTCTTTCGTTGATGCACTATTTTCATATTCGTAAATAATACTTTCAGGTTGGATCGGTTGTTCTCTTTTTTGTTTTCTTTTGGGAATTCTTTGGTCGACCTCAAAAACCTGAAATGTTCTTGAAATAGCAGGAAATACTTCAAATTGATTTTCGTCTATTAAAAATCCCATCATAGTGAAGTCATATTTTTGTATGTAATATTTTCGTTTCTCCAAATCCATGACAGATTCATCTGCGAACCCATCATTTATAATTGGTATGTAATGACCATTAATAGTTTGATATGCTTGTCTTGAGGCAAACGTCTCCATTACCCGTTGGTTTAACGTGTTAACTTCTCTCATTCGATTACAGACTAAAGCAACGGTGTATTTTAGATCTATTGGTACAGGTTGTGGTATTTTGTAAATGTCGGCACCTTTTCTATTACCGTCCCACGTTGGTACTTCCATGTAATAGTACATTCGTCTATTAGGTATATTGTATAAAACTGATGGATTGTTTCCATATTTAACCTCGGGATTTCTTATAATAGTGATAAATGGGGGTTCAATATTTTTATCTATGTTTTGAAAATCCCAAGTTTCTACAAACTGAGACCAATTTTGAGTTGTAACCAAAATATCTACGACAGGTATGTTGACTCCCTCAGAAACTATTTTGAATTTTTCTTTAACAAAATCTAAAAAACCACGATCCAAATCAGCGTGGAGTAAAGACTTGGGAAGGTAGGTACCGTCTTTAGTGATCATATCCTTTATTTGTTCTCTTCTAGGTAAAAGAGTTTTAGGATAGGTCAAAGGTATAGAAGGTTTGATTGGGTGACTTTTAGGTAATGCCATTATAATCCTCTAAATTCATTTGGTCCAACAGGAGCCGCGATTATGGTCTTGTAAAAGGGTTTGAACCCTTTGTATGTGTGTTTTGTGTCAGACACAACACGTCCATCATTTACAACAGTATAATAACGAACAAAATTTTCACTATCGTAATATCCAATATAATCTCCGAATTCAACATCAATTCCAAGGTCAATTAACGTTTTGAGATAAACTGATATCGTAATATTACCGGGTTCAAACTGATCCATTTTTGTGGTTCCCACCATTTTATTTTCTGGAGCGGCAATCGTTATTTGAGCGTTAAATTCTACTGGAGGTAAAAACTTAACTCCATCCTCAATTACTTCACCATAAACATCATCTGTTTTAATTTTGTTTCTGTCAATTTTATACAAGACACAAGTGTAGTTCATATCTCCGATCAACCACTCTTGACCCATACCGATTTCCAATTCAAAATCACGATCTCCAAAAAATTTACCTAACCTTGTTATAGGAACATTACTTTTCATTTGGGTGTTTTATTGATAAATATTTATTTTATTATTATTTTTACTAAAAGACTCGAATTGGATACTACATCGTCTTTAGTCGAACACAAAGCCCTTGACCTACTTGTCACCTATAGTGGTGCGAATAACTATATACTTTTTCTAAAACAAAAAAAAGAAAACTCAAAAAAGTTTTATCCCACCCGAGCTCAAGCGGATTACATTGTGAATTACTTTGAAACAACACCAAAGGTAGCAAGAAAGTGGGTTGATTTGGATACATACTTTTCTAAAAAGTTTGCGGAAGAAAAATATTTGTTAGAAACTCCTTCACAAATTTATATAGAAAAGTTATTGGTAGAAAAAGAAAAATCATATCATATTTGGGGTAAGTTTTTTGAAAAGGATCAATTATCTGAATTTTGGGTCCCCAAATCAGCACTTATCAAAACACACAATGTTCAGAGTGTTGAAATTGATTATTCAAAGTATTCTCACCGACCACCATTAAATCATCAAAAAATTGCA